ATAATTAAAAATTTAGGGGAAAATTATGGAAAAAACATGGCTAGACAGGGGTGCTTGTCCTAAATGTGGTTCAAGTGATGGTAATGTTAATCACTCTGAAGGATATAGCTACTGTTTTTCTTGTAACACAAGATTTGGAGAGAATATGCAACATGAAAAGGTAATACCTATGAAAACTGATAGTCTAATTAAGACTGTTGGTACTACAGGTGCTTTAACTGAAAGAAATATCAGTAAAGAAACAGCACAAAAGTATCACACACAAGTAAAGGTGAATGGTAACATGAATACACATCACATTTACAAGTATTTTGATAGTGGTGGTAACAATATAGGTAACAAAGTTAGAGATGTACCTACTAAAAATATGTGGGTAGAAGGAAACATATCAGATGCTACTCTGTTTGGACAAAATTTGTTCACAGGTGGTGGTAAATACATAACTATAACTGAAGGTGAAGTAGATGCTATGTCTGCCTATGAATTATTAGGTAGTAAGTGGGCATGTGTATCTGTAAAAACAGGTGCAGGTTCTGCAGTACGAGATTGTAGAAAAGCATTTGAATATTTAGATAGCTTTCAAAACATAGTCATATCATTTGATATGGATAAACAAGGACAAGAAGCTAGTGAGAAGGTGGCTCAGTTGTTTAGTCCAAACAAATGTAAGATTATGAACATGGAGTTCAAAGATGCAAATGAATATCTAAAGATGGGTAAGAGAGAAAAGTTCTCACAAGCATGGTGGAACGCACAACCTTATACACCTGCAGGTATTATTAATCTACGAGACCTAGGCGATAAACTATACACAGAAGACTTTTGTGAGACTGTTCCATATCCTTGGTCAAAACTAAATGATAAGACTTATGGTATGAGAACAGGTGAGTTAATTACCTTTACATCTGGTGCAGGTATGGGTAAGTCATCTATTATGCGAGAGATGATGCATCACTTACTCAAGAATACTAATCATAATATAGGTATACTTGCATTAGAAGAAGGTATAAAGAATACTGCATTTAATATTATGTCAGTAGAAGCTAATGCTAGGTTGTATATTAAGGAAATTAGAAACAAGTTTAGCATAGAGCAACTCAAACAATATGAAAAAGAAACCATAGGTTCTGGTAGGTTCTTTGCCTTTGACCATTTTGGTTCAATAGATAATGACGAGATACTATCTAGAGTTAGGTTTATGGCACAAGCATTAGAGTGTAAGTGGATATTTGTAGACCACTTATCTATTCTTGTATCTGGACAAGATGAAGGAGACGAGAGAAAGTCTATTGATGTATTGATGACTAAGTTACGAAGTCTTGTAGAACAAACAGGTATTGGTATGTTATTAGTATCACATCTACGTAGACCTGCAGGAGATAGAGGTCATGAAGATGGTAAAGAGATTACACTTTCACACTTACGTGGTAGTGCAAGTATTGCTCACTTATCTGATGGTGTGATTGGATTAGAAAGAAATCAACAGGATACTGATGAAGTGAAATCTAATACAACGACACTTAGAATATTAAAGAATAGATACACAGGAGATACAGGTATAGCTACACATCTACATTATAATAAAGAGACAGGTCGTATGAAAGAGATTGACAATCCCTACGAAGTAGATTATAATGCAGAAGATAACAAAGAGGAGGTACCTTTCTAATGAAGTGTTGGCATTGTGGAACAGAATTAACATGGGGTGGTGACCATGATATTGACCATGAAGATACAGAGTATTGCATGGAGACAAATTTATCTTGTCCTAATTGCAATGCTTTACATATAGTCTATTTACCAAAAGATGAAACAGATGATAAACAAATTTGGATAGAAGGTTATAAAGAATGGCTAAAGACAAAATAGTTTATAAACCAAGACAATTAACATTTAAGGAAAAAAGAATGATAGTCAAAGCACAAAAGAATTTATTTAGTGATAAAGAACCAGAAATGTGGGAGCATTATTGCGAAGAAGAAAAAACTGAAATGGCAGTAGGTAAAGGTGAGCCTTGTAATTGGTGTGGAAAAGAGGAGGAAGATTGTGAAAGTTGTTCTTGATATAGAGACAGACCAACTAGATGCTAGTGTAGTTAATTGTATAGTAGCTAAGAATATAGATACAAATGTATTTACAGTATTTGACCCAAGTAATATGCATGTGTTTAAGAATTGGTCTAAAGATATTGATAAATATATAATGCATAATGGTTTATCTTTTGATGCTCCTGTATTAAATAGATTACTAGGTGTAGAAATTAAACCTGCACAGGTAACAGATACATTAATACTATCTCAAATGTTTAATCCATTACGAGAAGGTGGTCATAGTCTTGGAGCATGGGGAGATAGATTTAACTTTCCTAAAGGAACTATAGATACTTTTGCAACATATACACATGAGTTAAGAAAGTATTGCCAACAAGATGTAGATATAACACACAAGTTATATGAACATTTAAAAAAGGAAGGTCAAGGTTTTTCTAAATCTTCTATTGATTTAGAACATCAGGTAAGAGTTATTGTAGACCAACAAGAAAGAAATGGTTTCTACCTTGATGTTAGAAAAGCTATGTCTTTATATAATACATTAAGAGATGAAGCTAATGAATTAGAAAAGTGGGGTCGTATAAGATTTGACCCAACAAGAAAAGATTTAAAAACAAAAACAAAATACATACCTTTTAATATAGGTTCAAGACAACAGATAGCTGATAGACTTATGGACATAGGTTGGAAACCTAAAAAACATACAGACAAAGGTAATGTAATTGTTAATGAAGAAGTATTAGATGGTATTAATTTACCAGAAGCTAAAAAGATTTCTAGGTACTTGTTACTTCAGAAAAGAATAGCACAAATCAAGTCATGGATAGAAGCATGTGATGATAAAGATAGTAGAGTACATGGTAGAGTTCTTACTCTCAAAACTGTAACAGGTCGTATGGCACATCACAGTCCTAACATGGCTCAGATTCCTGCTGTTCGTTCTCCATATGGTAAAGAGTGTAGGGAGTGTTGGACTGTAGAAAATCCTTACACTCACTCCATAGTTGGAACAGATGCAAGTGGTTTAGAGTTACGTTGTTTAGCACATTTAATGAATGATACTAATTTTACTGAAGAAGTTTTGAATGGAGATATACATACAGCTAATATGAATATGGCAGGTTTAACAGATAGAGACCAAGCAAAAACATTTATATATGCTTTTATGTATGGTGCAGGTGCTAGTAAAATAGGTAAGATAGTTGGTAAGGGTGCAAAAGAGGGACAACAATTAATAGACAGATTTTTATCTAACATGCCTGCTCTCAAAAGAGTTAGAGATGGTGTTACAAAAGCAGGTATGCGAGGTAAGATAAAAGGTATTGATGGTAGACTGTTACATGTACGTTCTCCACATGCTGCATTAAATACATTATTGCAGGGAGCAGGAGCAGTTGTATGTAAACTATGGCTAGTCAATATGAACAAACGTATTCAATCTGCAGGAGTAGATGCTAAGTTAGTTGCATCTATACATGATGAATACCAATATGAGGTTGCTAAAAAAGATGTGCAAAAGTTTGGTAGTATTACTAAAGATGCTATGAAAGACACAGAGCAACAATTACAAATGAAATGTCCATTAGATAATGAATGGAAGGAAGGAACAACATGGGCTCAAACACATTAGTAAAAGAGTTTGTAGGTAGAAAAGACCATAAAGACTACATTAAACGTGGTACTGCAGTAGAAAATATGTTTATTAAAGAAGCTAGTAGTAGAGATTATAAAGTATCAATAGCTTCAGAAAAACAAAATATGTATGACCATATTGATTTAATTTTAACAAAGGAAGGTGAAACATTTACAGTAGATGTAAAAGCTAGAAGAACAGGAACAGACAAGTCAAAAGGTTTTGATGACTTGTGGATTGTAGTGGAGTTCAAGAACACTATGGGTGATTCAGGTTGGCTATATGGTCAATGTGATTACTTTGTTTTTGAACAGGAAGATAAATATGTTTTTGTTAACTCTGAAGAATTAAGAGAGCTATGCCATGAAGTTGTAGATTTAACTAACAGAGTAAATAGTTTTCGTAATGCAAACTATAAAGTATGGGGTAGGAGTTATCAAAATAAAAAAGATTTAATATCTAGAATAGAAATGTCAAAAGTTTTACAATTAAAAAATACATTTAGTTGGAAAAAAAGTCTTGACTTTTCTTCTAAGGTATGCAATAATTCAATTTTAACAATAAAAAAAGGAAACGACATGAGTGTAATAAAAGGAAATGCCTATTGGGCAAGTGTAACAAGTCCTAATACAACATTTGATTCAGATGGTGTATGGACTATGGATGTTGGTAATCTTGATGCAAAGAATAAAAAGATTGCAACAGAAGATGGAATCTCTGTGAAGAATAAGAATGATGACA